CTTTTTCTTTTGCTTCTTCTTCTTTAACATCTTCAGCAAGAATAAATCCTGTAGGTATAGGGTATATAGGTTCACCATTAACAAAAGGAATATATAGTTCCTCTTTAGTTTCAGGGTTTACATATTTTTTTGTTTCACTTTTTTGTAACTGCCCATAGTCTGCTCCAATTAATTTACTAAAGCTAGGTGTAGCTGCAGTATTAGTTGGCTGTCTATATGCAGGTCTTGCTTGTGCTCCATACTGAATAGCAGTAGGAACATTGACTGTTGGTTGTGTTGGTTGCTGTACTGTATCCTGTTCTACCTTTGGCATTTGTGTACCATAAGAATACACAGAAGGTCTTAATCCTTGTTGAGTAGCAGGATTGTATTGCACTCCCGGAACTTGTTCTGGTATAACTGTAGGTGCTTGTATTACAGGTGACTGTATTGCAGGTGCTAAACCACCAACTGCCATCTGTGTAAAGGGTATACCATCTGGAAGTGTAGCTTGGTCAGAGTTACCCATTTGACCCATGTTTTCCATTTTCTGTAAGCCTTGTTTAGCTTGGTCTCTAAATCCCATAATCTTTTCTAGACCATGATATCTAACAACATCAGCAGGAAGTACAAATTCACCCTCACTTAAATTAGCAGGTATGTCATCTCTAACTTCTTTTTTAATAGAACCAATAGGCACTGGATTTTTAGATATAGGGTCTTTAGTTTTCCCTTGGTCTTTAAATCCACCGTTTTCAAATAATTCCATTTGGTCGCTTACAGGTTTTTTAGCCATCGTTTTTATTTACCTCATCTCTTAAGTACTTAAGTCTACGTAGTGCTGAGATTGCACCTTGCGTTCTATACACAACTATTGTATCGTCTGTCTGCTCTATTGCTTTATGATGTTGCTCTATTAAAGCATCTATATATTTATTGAGTTGTAGTTGGTGGCTCACTAGGGGTTTGAGGTTGCCCAGTATTTGCTTGTCCATTTCCACTAAATCCTTGTTCATTTGGTTGAGGTACTTGACCTGTTCCTATTGTACCACCACCTGCTCCTGTGGGGTCCATTGGGTTTGCTCCTGCTGGAGGTTGACCTTGTTGTGGCTGTCCTTGTTGTGCAGGAGGTCCTTGAAATTGTTTAAGTAACTCTGCTTGAAGAACAGCTTCATCCATATTATTAGTAACCTTTGATGGGTCTAAGTCCATAGCTTTAGCTATCTCTCTAATAATGTAATTAAATTTAGCAAACGGAGCAAGGGCAGGATTAGATGCAGTTTGTAAAAATTGCATTAGTCTTTGGCTACGAACCTCATTTGCCATTAGGCTTTCAGTTCCTCTAGCATGAACTTCTAAATCACCTCTTATTTCTGGGTTAAAGTTAAATTGCATATTAAATCTAAATAATCCTTCACCTAAAGGTTTAAGTAAATAATCATCTACATTCTTAATAACAGTTTTTATACTGCCACTTGCTGCGTTCATTAACATTGATATACCTGATGCAGTTCTACCTACACCTGACACTCCTGTTTGTCCGTGAGAGAATGAAGGTAGTCCTGTACTTTCGTCAGCTAGTTGTCTTGCTTTATCAAACAACTGTAAGTTTTCTTGTGATACGTTTGGAAACTTAGTACCAAAGATAGCTTGACCCGGAGCACCACCTTGTCTTCTAAACACTTTACCCGGATATACAGATAAGTCCTGACCCGGAACTAAATTAGTTTCGTCTACTTCTATAAGTAAGTTTCCTGATAACACAGCATTATCAACAGCCATTCTCATAAAGCCATTCATTAATGTTTGTGTATCATCCATGTTCTCAGCTAAACCAACTCCAAAGAAGGAATATGGGTTAAGCTCATAGGGTGCAGCCATATAAGGAATCTTAGCAGGTTTAAAAGGATTAAGCACTACCCTTATTAATTTACCACCTGAACACCATACATTAGCCTGTAGTTCATCATAGTCTCTTAACTCTTTAGGTATTTCTATACCTTGGTCTTGTAGCATCTCAGTATCTAACATACCCCAATACTCAAGTATCTCAAATCTTTCTACATAACTATCTTGGTTATAATCTATTAAATCATCTTCCCAATATTTCTTTGTGTAGTTTTCACCCTCAGATATTACCTCTTCAATAACATTAGACCTAAAGTATGGTCTACGTTTTAAGGCACGTAGTTCTGAACGTGACATTTTATGTCGTTCTATAATATATTGTGCTTGCTCAATATTAGTAGCATCAGGGTCAGGATAAAAATTCCAAACTGAAACATGGCTAACTTGAGGTATTGTTTTGAATATAGGTGAGTACTCGCCTTCCTCATCCCAATTAGGATACTCTTTATCAACAGCAAAAGGTCCTTTCATTACTCCTGTGCCAAACAATGCCATCTCAAAAGCTGTGCTTCTTAAATGTTTGTTAGCATGAGATTCCTGTAGTTGGTCCATGATTTGTTTTTCCATAGACTTAGCAGCAATCATAGCAGGACTATATGTTATTGAGGTAGGAGTTTTACCACTACCTTCTTTAAGACCTTCCACATCTTCAAGCTTTTCTGCCAAAGGACCAAGCTTATCTTGCAAACTCTGTGCTGTAGCTCCTTTAGGAAGTTCTTTACCATCTCCCATAAACCCATAGGGATTATCCAAAGTGTCACTAGATTCTTGCTCACGTAATTGTGGAGGTTCTTTAGGGTCGAAATTAACATCTTTAGCCACTCCTTCTGGTAATTCTGTTGGCTCTATACTAATAGGGAATTTGTTTCCTGCAAACAATACATCAGCTATCTGTCCATAAGCTGCTAATGTTTTAGTTTTAGTTATCTTAATAAATACTCTTGATTTTTCTGCTTCGGTAAATTGAACATCAGGTCCATATAAACCTCTATAGTTTCTATATGCACGAACCCATCTTGTTTCGTCTTCATATCTATAGTCTTCTGATTTCTTAAAAGAGTGCATTACATGATTGACAATACCTTTTACTTCATTGTCAGTTACGTTAGAATCTTCTGAGTCTTCTAATGATAACGCATCGTCTTCTATATTTATTTCGTCTTCAGCCATGTTAATATCCAAACGTTGAATCTGCTACAGGCATACTACTAGATGGTCTGCCATGTGGGTCGTAATCAAATATACTAAATCGTGGTCGTGACATTATACCATACCTTAACGCATCATACAAATGGTCTTCTGAACGTGTATCCACATCTTCCGGATTTTTCTTGTCCAAAGGGATGGATGGTAATTGTGACACAATGTTCGTGCAATTATTAAAGAAAACAATTCTAGGCTCTTCTGTATATTCATCGACTTGCAAACGTCTATGTACCTCATTCTTACCTGATACACGACTACCTTTACTTCTATCAGAAGGTCTGAATCTGCATCCCTTCATAATCATTTGTTCAGCTAGTGATGGTCCTGTGTCTCCACGTTTGTGCCATAGAGAACTATCTAAGACACCATACTTCATATTACCATCTTCAGCTTCTAAATCATTTATCATATCTGCCAAATCTGTGGCAAGGACTTTGCTAACATAGAGTTCTCTATAGACAATAAGTTGTTCAGATGGTGAGACAGCAAACCATAACACTCCACTATAAGAGCCATACCCATAATCACAAGACCTAAATTTGACCCAATTACTAGGGATACGGAAAGGCTCAACCACATGAATATCACGATTAAATTCTGTAAAAGCGGCACCTTCTTTAATATCCCAATCGCCCTCCAGTAATTGTCTACGTTGTTGTTCTGGTAACGATAGCAACATTGCTTCGTAATCGCCTTCTCGTGAGAGATACGGATTGTCAGATAATCTTGCAGGGATAAATCTCCTTTTAAATAATGCTTGTCCAGCTCTGCTATGTCCTGCTGGATACTTAAGTACCTCGCTTGTTTCAATATCTGTCGCATCAAATGCCTTCCCATATGCTGCAGGGTCAATGAACATTTTCTTGACCCACCCATGCCCCGGACCTCCGGGATTGGTTGTTGCTCTCATATAGATTGGCAAATCTGAAGAAGCTGTCCTCAGTCGTGAACGCATATAATTCCATGCAAAGGGTTTATGCCATTGTGTTAATTCATCAAACCCTATCCAACTAAATGCCAACCCTTGATATCTTAGTACGTCATCATCTCTGTCAAGGTACGACATCCATAATCTTGCACCTGATGGTGCTACCCATTGCATCTTTCTTTCTGACCACTTAATTCCGGGCCATATCTTTGGGTATATCTCTTGTGACTTCCAAACTAATTCTCTAAGCTCTTCAGTCGTATGTCTTAATAATAGTCCACTAAAAGAAGGATGACCCATATATCTTAGTGGGTCTGCAAGCATGGCATAACTTTTACCACCTCCTGCTGAACCACCATATAGAACTTCTCTTTCACCTGCAGCAAGGAAATCCGTCTGAGGTCCTTCATTAGGTTTAAATACTATATTAAGAGATTCTTCATCGTCTACACGTTCTGTTACTTCGATGTTAGGCTCTTGCACCTGTTCTTTCTTCTTCGATGGCTTTCGCTTTCTCGATTGCTTTCTGGGCATATTCGGACCATCGTTTAAGAGTTCTAGCTTGGTTCTTACGTTGTTGCTCATACATTAACCTTTTTCTTAATCCTACGTGTGATATAACTCTACCTGTTTTTTTAGTAACCCAATTAGCTACTTGTCTATAGGAATATTGCTTTACATATTTTCTAGCCATTTCAATGGCTTCAAGTTCATACGGTATTGGATTAAGTATGTCAGGGTCTTCTTCACTCTTCTCGTAACCAAAAGGTATGATACGTGCTATCCGTGGTATCTTAGACCACTCTTTACCTTCTTCGTCTTTTATATCTGTTGGTTGTGGTAACTTCCACTTGCCTACACTTCTAGTCATATTACCCTTTGTTCTTAGGAGGTAATATCATTACTCCACCTGATGCTTCTACTTGTAGCTTCTCTGTTTTAATTAAACCTACTCTGTCTAGCAGTTCCTTGCTCGCTGAGAGCTTGTCTCGTATGCCAAGCTGGGTAGGGTCATCTACACCACTTACCATAGCCACAGCAGCCTTAGGAGCGTTTCTACTCATATATAGCTGTGTAGCATCCATTATCTCTTCTTTAAGAGACTTAATTATATCAGATGTACTAGAAGTCTCTGAGTAACCTGCAAGTACTTTTGCATGTGCAACATCTCCACCTGCACCGTCAAACAATACATCTAAGAACTTCTGTTGTCTTTCGGTAAGTGTTCTACTCATATAGCTACCTCTCTTCCAATCTGTCTATCAACTTTAGTAATTAATCTCTTTGCTCTGTTAGGAGTCTGACGATACCAATTACTATTTTCCATCTCGTCTGCCATTGTTGTCCAGTCTAAATCTTCTACGGCAGCAATCATGTTCTTAAATTTGCTTAAACGAGGTCTACCTAATTGAAAACACATATTAGCTAATACATGTTGTATGTCTTCAGGTAGGTTATTAAATTGCGAGAAGAGTAGGTTACAATCTTTTATAGTTGTTTCTATGTCTTTCGCAAACCAGTCATCCACTTGTTGATGTGGTATCTTTGTTC